CGCGAATAACCGATATCCCTATGGTAAGCGTAGGCGTATAGTTGGGCAGGTGTCAAGGGCATGGTGACGCCTTTCATATCGTTTTGCCGCAGCAAGGGCATTTTGTCGTTTCAGTCGTGATCCTGATTACGCCAGCTCCTAAATTGTGCAGCTTATACGGCTTACCGTTGTTTGACAACTGGACCACAAGCCACTGAATAGCGGCCCTGAACGCGCTTGTTACGTCGATAGGCTGATTTTGCAATAACGCACTCCGCAAATCCGCCTTCCACTGTTCGTTGACTATTTTTGCCATTATCACTCCCCCCTTGTAGCCGCTATGTGGCGGCGGATAGCAGCGCGGATGAACTCGCTTCTGGTCTGGTTCAGTGAGTTGGCCGATATGTCGAGCAAGTCAGCCTCGTCTTTGAACAGGACAATGTGTAATCTGACTTCGCGCTTGCGGTCAGCGAATGGACGGCCTCGTTTCATAGTGCTTGCCGCCTTTTCCTGTTGATATGCCTAGCTCCTGAAGACGGATGCTGAATAACACCGAGGGCGGCTAAGCAGGTCAATCACTTTACCTGTTCAATGTCCAATGTTGTTGGCAAGACATAAGCCTGATCGTTTTTACCGCAGCGCGTAAATGTTGCATCTCCGTAATGAGTTTTCCGCATGTCATCCCCCTGTTTCGTTTTCCCAACCTTGTAACAATAGTCTAGCACACAATATGCACATGTCAATACATTGTTTTGAGCATATCAATTATTTTTGCAGGGCAAGCGGGAGCGGGGAATAAATACTTGTTTGACATGCGCCTGATGTATGATACAATCGCTCCGTTGCCGCCCTCTCCGGTAATCCCGCCATGTTGAGCTTGCTCCGTGGTGGGGCTTTTCATTGTATCCCGCCCGTGGGAGAGTATTACCAAAGCTAATCATTTCAGCAACATACAAACATTAGCAAAATGAGATAATATGGCAACAGAGCCAGTTAAAAAACCCGCCAAGAAATCCAGCGCAGGCAGACCGCCTAAGTATACCGAACCATCCAAGATGGAAGTTGCGATAGATGATTACTTCACTCAATGCAAGGCAGACGACAGGCCATACACAATCATGGGTCTTGCTCTTGCGCTTGGCATGTGCCGTGATACTTTGTGTGAATATGCTAAGAACGGCGAATTTTCCGACATAGTAAAAAACGCCAAACTGAAAGTTGAATTGTCAGTAGAAGAAAGACTCTTCGCAGGGAATCCCACAGGCTGTATCTTTTGGCTGAAAAACCACGCAGGGTATAAAGATAAACACGAAACCGAGCTGACCGGCAAAGACGGTGAAACCCTCACGTTCATCATGGACTTTTCCGGTAAGACCTTATGAAGGTTGTTTACCGCGCCACTCCTACACTTGCAAGATTCCACAAAGCTGATTCATTTTACCGTGGCGTAATGGGGCCGGTAGGATCTGGTAAATCAACGGCAATGTGTATGGAAATCATCCGCAGGGCGCAAGAGCAAAAACCCAACCAAGACAAGATCAGGAAAACCCGATTTGCAATAGTCCGCAATACCTACCGTGAGCTTGAAGACACCACAAAGAAAACATGGCTTGACTGGTTTCCTGAAGAACGATTCGGGAAGTTCAACAATCAGGAAATGACGCACAACATGGCGTTTAACGATGTCCGTTGTGAGGTTATGTTTAGAGCACTCGACAGGCCGAAAGACATCAAAAAACTCTTGTCGCTTGAATTGACTGGCGCATGGGTCAATGAGGCCAAAGAGATACCCAAGGGGATTGTTGACACTCTAGGCGACCGTGTAGGGCGTTATCCGTCTATGCGTGATGGTGGCTGTACGTGGTCAGGCGTGTTTATGGACACCAACCCCCCCGATGATGACCATTGGTGGTACAAGTGGGCCGAAGGGGAACAAGAGGGAGATTACGCTTTCTTCAAACAACCTGGCGGACTGATCGAAGTTAAAATCGGCAACAAAAGCCATTTTGAAGTAAACCCCCTCGCAGAGAATGTCTCGAACCTCCCCAAAGATTATTATATCACCCGTATGGCTGGCAAGAACGGCGACCACATACGGGTTTATTATTGCTCGCAGTATGGCTTTGTCCGCGATGGTATGCCGGTTATTCACAACTACATCGACGCGCTTCATTGCGCGTGTGCCGAGATCAGGCCGGTTAAAGGCATACCGATCAGGATAGGCGTTGACTTCGGGCTAACTCCCGCTGCTACGTTCTGGCAATGGTTGCCCGATGGCCAATGGATAGGGATTGACGAGCTTGTATCTGAACATATGGGCATCAAGCGATTTACAAAGATGCTTTGCACTCATATCAAGCAAAATTATGTCGGATTCAAGTTTGAGGACATAAGCGGCGACCCCGCAGGCAATGCAGGTATGCAGACAGACGAAGAATCTACTTGTTTTCTAGTTATGAATCAGGTATTTGAAGAGGAAGAAATGCCGCTGTATGCAAAGCCAGCCCCGACGAATGACAGCACGATCAGACACGAGTCAATGAACAACTGTCTGGCACGGTACATTGACGGCAAGCCGGGCTTAGTCATATCACCCAAAATGAAAGTCACCCGTAAGGGATTAGCTGGCGGGTATTGCTACAAGCGTTTACAAGTCGCCGGTGATGCAAAGTTCGAGAACAAGCCGGATAAAAACAAGTTTTCCCACCCTGTTGAATCTGCCGAATACGCTTTAATAGGAGCTGGCGAAGGATATACATTGATTTTCGGGGACGACGAGTACGAAGAAGACGAAACAGAATACCAAGGCCGCAATCAATTTGGAGGTTATTAGATGAATCTCGACATGCCGACAAAGCCGATATCGTGGCTTATAGCGAACATCGAAAAAGACAATATCGCTGATGGTCTCGATGAAAACACTTTGCAAGCAATCGGGGCGGACACTGTATTGCTCTATGAGTACGACGAGGCTAGCAGGACAGAATGGAAGAAAAAAATAGAGGCAGGGATAAAGACAGCAAAACAGATCGTTGAAGAAAAAACTTTTCCGTGGACAGGCGCAGCTAATACCCGCGACTCACTCATGGCCGAGGCCGCTGCACAGTTCGCCGCAAGGGCTGGCGGTGAAGTTGTCAGAGGCCAGGATGTAGTCAAGATCAAAGTAACCGGTGCCGATCCCGACGAACTCAAAGAGAAACGGGCAAAGCGAGTCAGTGAGTACATGTCGTTCGAATGCACCGATGGGATGGACGAATGGGAGGCTGAGAATGATCAGATGCTTACCAGTTTGTCACTTATCGGCATGTACTACAAGAAGACGTTTAGAGACCCTATATTAGGCCGCAACGTCAGCTATGCACGTTCACCCATGCACGTTGTTGTCCACGAAGACACAAAGGCACTGGAGGGCGCACGTATCACCGAAGAGATGAACTTCAATTCCAACGATGTACAGGAGCGGATACGCAAAGGGCTATGGCTGGATATCGCGGATAAGATGGAGGACGACGAGTATGCAAGCGACGAAATGTTCCTTGAGCAACATCGGACCCTCGACTTGGACGGGGACGGGTACGAAGAGCCCTACGTGGTTACAGTTCATAAAGACTCTCAGGCAGTGTGCCGGATTGCTGCCTGTTATGATGAATCAGGCATCACAAAGGGTAAAGGAAATGAGGTTGCTATAATTGAGCGAACTGAATACTTTACTGAATTCCCATTTCTTCTCTCTCCAGATGGCAAGTTCCATAAGATAGGATGGGCGCACCTTCTCGGCCCAAACACCGAAGTCGTCAACACGATAGTCAACCAGCTCCTTGACGCCGGTACGCTTGCCAACTGCCCCCCGGTGTTCATCGGCAAGGGTGCCAAACTCCCCCCGGGCGGTCTCCGTGTCTCCCCTGGTAGAATGATACCTGTTGAAACTACCGGGCAGGCGCTAAAAGACAACATCGTCGTTCAGCAGCTTGCGGGCCCGTCCGAAGTGCTGTTTAAACTGCTAGAGTTGCTCAACGACAAGGGCCAGAAGTTAGCCAACCTCTCCGACTCCATGCAAGGCGAGACAGGCGGGGCGAACGTACCAGCTACCACCACGCTTGCGTTGCTCGACCAGGCGCTGAAGGTCTACACGTCAATCCTCAAGCGGCTGTTCAGGTCGTACAAACAGGAGTTTCAGAAACTATACGCGCTTGACCGCAAGTTTTTGACCGACAAGGAATATATTACCGTTATCGACATAACCGCAGAGGATTTACAGGCAATCGGCATAACACACGAGATGTTGAAAGACGGCTCAACCGCGCTCGTGGGAAAGGACTTCAACGAGAACGACAAGGACATACAGCCGGTCATGGACCCGACAGCCAGTAGCGAGGCGTTGAGGCTTGCCAGACTAAACGCGATGGCACAAGCCGCTGGTATGCCCCCGGCAGTCGGGCGGATCTACTTGGAAGGCATCGGAGTATGCCAGAAGGATATTGACGCGATCTTCCCACCCGTTGACCCGAACGCACCGGCCCCGCCTAATCCCGATATGGTCAAGATTCAAGCCGACATTGTAGACAAACAGAAACAGGCACAGCAGAAAGACCGCGAACTTGACCAGAAACACGCCGAGATTGAGCAGAAAGAGGCGTTGTTGATTAAGCAGCTGGAAAAGCTGGATGCTGAGATCGTAGCTATCAAGGCCGGTGCGATCCTGTCGCTTGCCAATGCAGAGAAAGCCGAAATCGGGACGCAGATCGACGTATACAAAGGCGAGATGGAGCAGCTAAACGCAGACCGTGACCATGAGTTAGCCAAGATTCAAACACAGATTGACGGCCAAGAGGCCAAGGAGAAAGCAGATGGAACAAGTGACACTGAAGGTGGAACCGGAAGCACTTCAACGGTGGCTGGCGCTGAAGACGACCAAGCAAGTGGTGCAGTTCTTCAAGGACAAGGAAGCGGAAGCACTCAAGGACTTCCAGGAGGGGAACTTCCCCCAGGGATCAGTGGAGGAAACGGGCCTATGGACGGTGATCCTCCAGGCGCGTTGCCAGGCGTTCAGCCACATGCAAGCCCTGACCAACTTCCTCCCCCCTCTCCCATGCAATGACGGTGCAGAACCATGATGACCCACGAAGAAGAGAAACTTGTGAGGGAGTTTCTTTCTAAGAGGGTCCGTGATATGCATGCTTATTTGGATGCGTACCAGGCAGAAGTAGAAAGACTGAACGCATTAATACCAAAAGTAAGGAAAGAGACACGCAAAGCTACATACGAGGCTTTGAAACGAAAGTATAAGTTTGATGACGGTGGTGAGTGATGCTATGGCTTATCCTCATAATCCAGGCTATCACGCTGTTATTGCTTCTTGCACACATAGACCACACTCATAGGAGTTGACCAAAACACCTATATAATGTAATATTAACCAAAATTTACGTCCTACCTCGACGGAGGGAAAAGCGGCACGCTGACCGCCTGGACGTAATAACCTTTCGGCACATAGGAGAGCGACTATGAGAAGAATTGATTTACAAGGTCATCGGTATAACAGGCTTTTAGTGGTAGACAGCCCACACGTAGGGACTACTAAACACCCTAAGGTAAAATGTCTCTGTGATTGCGGCAATGAAGTGATGGTGATTAAAGACAAATTAAGAAGCGGACATACGAAGTCATGCGGTTGCCTGAATATAGAGATGATAGGAAGCCTAAACGCATCACATGGTAAATGTGACACATCAGAATACAGGGCATGGGCGGGAATGTTGACTCGCGTGGGAAACGATAAAGAACGCGGATGGCATAGGTATGGTGGCAGGGGTATCACAGTATGCGAAAGATGGAAACATTCCTTTGAAAACTTTTTAACTGACATGGGTATTAAACCCACCAAAAAACATTCTATAGAGCGTGTTGACAATGATGGTAATTATGAACCAGATAATTGCAAATGGGGCACATGCATAGAGCAAGCTAACAACAAACGCAACAATGTGAAAATAGTATTTGAGTCTGTTGCATATTCACCACGGGCATTGTCTGAAAAATTAGGCGTTCCAATAAAAACAGCATACGGATGGGCGGGTAGAAAAAACAAACCTGAATTATTATTTAGTCAATACAGATCAAGAAAGGAAAAACTCAATGTTAATACCAGCAGGGTATAGGTTGCTTCTGGAGATGGAGGCAGTTGAGGAAAAAACAGCATCAGGAATTTATCTAGCTCAGCAGACCATAGCCGCCGATGAAGCCGCAAGCAAAACAGGCGTTGTTGTCGGTATTGGTGAATTTGCCTACAAGGAATATGCCGCGCACTGGTGCAAGGTGGGGGATACTGTTTCTTTCGCCAAGTATGCCGGGACCGTAGAAGAAGACCCTGCTACAGGCAAGCGATACCGCGCTATCAATGACATCGACGTGATTTGCAAAGTAACAGCATGAGCATCCTAGCCGCGTATGTAAAATTAAGTGACCTGTGTATGAGCCACAAAGAGATGGAACAGTTGGGGGCAAAGTTGCTCACAATATCGAAGCCTAATATACATGGGTCCATCACATTACACTATGCGCATGGGTGCGTTAAAAAGATTATATTTACTGAAACCAAAGACCTATAAGGAGAACATTATGCCGGAAGAACGAATGATGAAATGGTTTGAGTTTAGCCATCTGCCGGAGCATCTGCAAACAGTATCTGCCGGTTTCTTTGAACTGGCGTGCTCAATGTGTGCCCTTGTAGAGCCGGGGCCGGAGCGTACAGTTGCACTACGGAAACTTCTGGAATCCAAAGATGCCGCTGTTCGGGCAAAACTTCACCCAGCAGGGTAAATGGCAATTACTGAATCATAAAGGAGAACACCATGGCAAAGAAGAAAGTATCAACCGGAAAGAAGACGACCCGAACACCCCCGAAGATGAGTCAGTGATGGAAATTGAGGACGGCCAGGCCGAAGAAGGTGCTAAGACCACCATTGCTGATTACCTCGTAGGCGCTGGCAACGAACCGGTAAAGAACTTATCCACCACAAAGCAGATCAACGAGTGTTGCCTGTCGCATGACGTTCAGTTCGTCACGCGCAAGGGTGCCACTACCCTCCGTTGTCAGTTCTGCGACTCCGAGTTGGAACCGGCAGATGAGGGCGAAAGTGAAAGCCTGCTTGCTTACAATCGCGATAATGCTTGACGCATAACGGCGTTTGTGATACACAAATTATCAGATTAACAACGCTTTAGGGTAATAACCGGGCGGCATTTCACTTAAATGTGAGTGCCGCCTTTTGTCGTTTTGGAGCAAATATGAATCAACCTTGTGGTGTTCCCTGCAAGAAATGTGGTGGTAGAACTCATATAAAAGACAAGGTCAGGTATTGTGACCATTGCGGCCCTCAATTCGGAATTAGATAAACCTCACTGAGCGCAAAATTGCGCCGAGTGGTTCGGCCCTGTCATCATGGGCCTTGGCAAACAGTAATGATGATCGCGTGTGATTGACGCGAGGTAAACAGCAAGGTATCAGGGGGCTTTGATTAAACTCAGGCCAGCCACCCGGCCCCCGATAGATCGTCAACCAAGTAAATAAAATGACGGTCGGACGGATAAACAGGCGACGTGATGTAGTTTGCAACCGTGTTCATCGAGCGGACAATTCGATACCTGATATATCTGATACCGAGCAAGCCCCATTCCTTCTTGGTTCCACCCTACAATCACATCGGGGTGGCTGAGTAGTATCAAAACAGAGTGAGTAGATTTTCTACACAGTGAGTAACTCAGTTTGTTACACAGCCCATAGGGGCGAAAGGAACACAATGCCAGATTCAGAAACAGCCGACCAGACCGGCACAGAAGAACAGGGAGGACAGACCGCACAACAGCCCACAGCAGAGGACCACGCTATCAAGATGGGGTGGAACCCAGAGTATGATGGACCCGACAAGATCGACGCAGGGGAGTTTATCCGCAGAGCTCCACTATTCGAAAAGATCAAAGGTCAGTCACGCGAACTGAAGGAAGTCAAAAAGCTGATGGAGGGCATGGCGACCACGTTCAAGGCTGTCACAACCGCTCAGTACAACAAGGGCATTGCAGACGCAGAGGCCAAAATGAAGGCCGCTGAAGCCGAGTTCGACGTCGCCGCATACAAGCAGGCACAGTCAGAGAAAACGCAGCTTGAAACAGCCAAAGCCGCGACCTCCGCGCCTGCTTCCGAACCGCCCGAAGTTACCGAGTTCTGCGAACGCAACCCGTGGTTTGAGAAAGACCGGGGAATGAGAACGGACGCGCTTGACTACCGTGAAAAGTTCATCAAGTCCAATCCGGACGCGAGCATTGCGGAAACACTGGAATACGTAGAGCGCCGGATGAAGAAAGACTATCCCGAAGCGTTCGAAGCCAAGGAAACCACAACTAAGAAACCTGCAGGCAGCGCCGTTGAAGGTGCTAGCCCGTCGAGTCATACAGACCCATTAAACAAGCTCAAAGCGAGCATGTCGGCAGAAGAAAAACGCATTATGAAGATGTTCGTCAAAGATGGCGGCTTAACTGAAAAAGAATACCTCACAGACTACGCTACCGTAAGGGGGGCATAACCGTGGAAAAACCAGACGGACGGACCAGAGAAGGCCGCGCAGTAACCAGATCAGACAACGCCGGAAGACCGGAGCGTATCCCTATCGGGAGTGGCAATAAGTTAGAATTTGAGGGCAAAGACCCTAATTATATGTACCGCGTAGTCAACGACGTTCCCGGCAGGCTGGCAATGTTTCAGCAGGCCGGTTACGAGTTCGACACCACAGCAAGCAGAGTGGTAGACAAGGGAATTGCAGAAGGGGAAGCAATCGACACCCGCAAGATCGTAAACAGCGGGGCCGGTGTTAAATCCTACCTCATGCGCATCCCGAAAGAGTTTTACGATGAAGACCAGGCAAGGAAGATCGAGGCAGTTAAACGGTCAGAGGACCAAATGAAAAACAAGAACCCAAACCCACGGAAGGGCGAGTATCCGGGCCTTTCTGATGAATAAAGGATAACAAGCATGGCAAATCCGAATCTGGCTATGGGCTTGCGCCCTGTTGGAACTATCGGCCAAGAGGGATATTGCGGCAAGATTGAAGCCTTCAATGTCCCTGCTACCGATGCAACCGCCATTGGTATTGGCGATCCAGTAACACTTACCGGCGCTGGCGGCATCTCTGCTGACGGTCTCCCTATTGCCAAACGTGGCACTGTCGGCGGTATTGTTGTCGGCGTATGTGTAGGCGTGAAACTGTCCCCGACTGACCTGACCCTTGGATATCGCAAAGCCTCTACCGCAATGACCATCCTGTGCGACACCGACCCGCTTACTGTCTACGAAATACAGGAAGACAGTGGTGGTGGTTCCATCTCGTTGGCAAACGGCACAAAAGATTGTTCGTTGATCCTCGGCACTGTTGACACCGTTACCGGCTACAGCAAGACCATGCTGGATTCGTCCACCGTGGCGGCTACCGCAACGCTTGATTGTCTGTTGCTGCGTCCGGCGCCGGCCGTCAACAATACTCCTGCGGCAACTAATGCTAAGTGGCTTGTCAAACTCAACCTTCACCAGTACTCGACCGGCGCTATCAGCGTCGGCGTATAAGGAGACCTAACCATGTCCGTCATGACTACGGCAAGTTTTGCCAAATTGATGTGGCCGGGTCTTAACAAGATCTTCGGCACAAACTACAACGAGTACCCTCCCGAATACACCAAACTGTTTGATGTATCCGGCAGCACGAAAGCATACGAGGAAGACCAGGGGATTACCGGTTTCGGCCTTGCATACGAGAAGTCCGAAGGCTCCGGTATCATCTTCGACGAAGCCTCGCAGAACTTCACCATGCGCTATGTGAACAAGACCTATACACTTGGTTTTGCGATCACACAGGAGACCATTGAAGACAATCAGTACGATCTTTCGATCGTCGGCAAGAACCAGGCATCCGGCCTTGGTCGATCCATGCGCCTTACTCGTGAGTACATCGGGGCCAACGTCTTCAACCTCGCTTTCGATACAAACACTAAATATGGCACCGCATACAATCTCATCGGTTCAGCCCAACCCACTAAGGCAAGCGGTACTTTCGCCAACACCCTAGCAACCGCCGCCGACATGTCCGAACTTTCGCTTGAACAGGCGCTTATCGACATCGCCGGTTTCAAAGATGATCGTGGCAACATAATTGCCGTCAAGGGCCGAACTCTTCACATCCCTAAAGAACTAGAATTCGAAGCAAAGCGGATACTAGGTTCCAGCCTTCAGAGTGGCACAGCCAACAACGACCTGAATGCGCTGAACAGCCTCGGCAAGTTCCCCGGTGGTGTCCACATCAACCACTTCTTCACCGATACCGATGCTTGGTTCATCCGCACCGACATCACCGCCGACCAGGGTTTGCGCTGGTTCGACCGTGTTAAAACTGAATTCGCCATGGATGACGACTTCAAGACCACTAATGCCTTGTATCGAGCAAGGTTCAGGGTGTCATGTGGACTCACGGATGCTCGATCCGTGTACGGAAGCCCAGGCGCTTGATAAGTACTTGTTTTTATTTATGTTTTTACCAGAGCAGATAACCAATTGACACCGACTCAAAACACTGGTATGAATAAACCATAATTCGTCTTAGCCTAAAACGCGGGCGGTTGTCTCTTAAACGGGATAACCGCCTTTTTTATTCTCTCGGTAATGGTGGCAAACGCCATAAACCCATGAAAAGGAGCAACACATGAAGCGCGGAAACGTTGTACAGTCAAGAGTATTCCGAGTCAAACGCACCGACACCACAGCATTCCAGGCTACACAACTCCCCTCACAGTCTATCATCATCGGCATTGACACATTCGGCACCGCATCAGACGCCACCACCACTGGAAAGATCAACATCGGCAACACTACGACCTCTACAGAAATAGCTGTCCTTGATGTCAAGACCACTTCTGGCCTTGTGCAACACGCCGCCGCAGAGTTCGCCAGCGCAGCTCTTGACACATCGCTTTGTTTCCAACAGATATCAAGCGGTATGCCGATCTTTGCTAAGTACAGCGAAACCGGAACAGCGTCAAATAACGGTGGTGATTGGCTCGTAATCATCTACTTCATTTAAGGGGGATATTATGAGGCCAAAGAGAATAAGCTATACCCTTGCAGCCCTCAGTGTTTCCGGTTATGTAAGCGGGGCTACAGGTGTTGGACCATTTACCACCATTGCGGGAGTACCGGCAGACGGCCTAGGACACCAAGTGACTCTTGCTAGCACCGCTGACCTGCACCTGATCAACATGACGCTGACCGGGCTTGACGCAGAAGGCAGAGCGCTGACCGAAGTCATCGCGGGGCCGAACAACAACACCGTCACATCAACCAAGTATTTCAAAAGCCTGTCAAGCATCTCAGCCGCTTCAACTCTGGGCGCTAATACCATGAATATCGGATGGAATGCCGTCATTGTAACCCCTGTGTATCCCGTTGATGCACACAGGCTCGCAGGGGCCACAATGAACGTCAATGTAGGCGGCACTATCACCTTTACACTACAACAAACGATAGACGACGTGTTCAATCAGAACCCTCCATTTTATACGACTCTTGGTACGGTATCGCAAACAGCTAACTATGTTCAAACGGCTGTATCAGGCGCTTGTGGATTAAGGGTATCGGTCGCATCTCACACTTCCGGCATTTTGACTATCAGCTTTAGTCAAGGCATGTAATGAGACGCGGCCCGAAGGATTACAGGTTTTAACCAGTATACAAACGTCGCAATCTATGTTATATTGAACCATCAAAAATGGGGAGGTATAACATGGATAAAACAAAATGCTGTATCAGGGATTGTGAAGGGAAAGTAAGAACAACCGGATTTTGTAACCATCATTATTCGCAGTGGGAAAGATATGGACACCCTTTAGCTGATGAACTAAGTCACAGAAGAACAGGACACTGTAAGGCGAACGATAAAACATACAGGTCTTGGGTGTCCATGAAAAAAAGATGCACAGACCCTAACAGCATTGGATGGAAGAATTATGGTGGTAGAGGAATAACAATTTGTGAAAGATGGCAGAAAGTATATTTAAACTTTCATGAGGATATGGGCGAATGTCCAGACGGATACACGCTGGACCGGATTGACAACAATGGCAACTATGAACCATCTAATTGCAAATGGTCAACACAACTGGAACAAAGTCAAAACAAGCGCAATATAAAATTAACAGAAGAGCTTGTAATAGAAGCCAGAAAACTACAAGCTGATGGAATGAGTACAAAGGAATTATCTGACAGGCTTGGTGTCAATTATCAAACGATGTACCAAGCTGTAAAGGGGTTATCTTGGAGACACCTAAATGAGGAGAGGAGCTAAAGACTATCGGTCTGATTCTCACCAGTCAGCTATGTGTGACCAGTGTAATTTTAAGTACAAGGCTAGTGACCTACGATTACAATGGAACAACCTGAGAACGTGCCCTACTTGCTTTGAAACGAGACAGCCCCAAGACCTGATTAAGGGCAAGATC